ATGGGAGAAGTTTATGTAAAGCAACAAAGTAAAAAATTGGTTGATGAGCGTTTAAGAAATATCCCCAAACTAACGGCAATGGTTAAGCTCTCTGAACGAGTAATTGCTGAACCGGCGTTAAAAAAGCGTTTGGAAGAAGCTAAGCTTGAGCTAGAGACAATTAAGGCAACGATATCTTCGTTGCCAGATGAACTGCAAAAAGATATTTTAACCAAGCGTTACATTGTTCAAAACAAGTATGAAACAGACATTCAAGTTTACATGGAGTTGAATATGAGTGAATCTTATTACTATCGCTTAAAAAAAGATGCATTTGAATTATTAAGTTTTTTATGGGGGTTTTAAACCTAAAAGTGTTACTTAGTTTAATGGGAAAATTGATTAAATAAAAAAGAGTTATTTTGATTTTACTTTCAGAATAGCTCTTTTTTGCTGTTTAATAAATAGAATTAGAATTTTAGATAGGGAATCATAAGTTATTTGAAACAGTCTTTTAGACAGTATTAAAAGGAAGTCGAAAGAAGACTGACAGAGATTATAAAGATTGAAATAAGGAAAAATGACGAAACAAGAGGGAACGTTCGTTCGTTTAGGTTGTATACTAAGGATGTTGAAAGGCAAGTAAGACTTCCTAACAACAAAGATTTATAATCTAAAAAAAAGAAAGAAGGAATGTAAAATGACAGTACAACCAATTGAAGGGAAGAAAGTAGTTTATTTAGTCCAAGCAACAAACGCAGCAAAAGGAGCAAAAGCATTACTTCCTGGTTTCCAGACAGAAGGAACATGGACACGTGAACATGAGGCTTTAGATGAACAAACAAAGTCAGGACGTATTTTAGGATATGGGGCAAAGACTGAAACGTTTGAATTAACTCTTTATTCAGCACCAGGGGATGCAGGGCAAGAAGCAATTGCCAATGCATATGACAATGAAGAACAAGTTAAAGTTTGGCGCGTTGAATTACAGCAAAATACTGATGGTTCATATCCTGCTCGTTTTGGTTATTCAATTATTCAAAGTGTGGCAATTTCAGATGCAGATAGTTTTGCAGAGTTAACAGTTACTTTACCAGTAATTGGAAAAACCCAACCAGGAACGATAACGGATATTCCAGAAGAATTAATTAATCTAGCTTTATATGGTTTTGAAAATCCAGGAGAAAAAACTGGTGAGCTAGGTGAAGAAGCAGCAAAAGAATAGTACTGAGTATCTCGACTAGTAGGATACGTATGTTTCTACTAGTCAAATTAAAAGTTAGCAACTAGAAAGAAGGAATTAGATGTTTACCATTGATATTAATGAAAAAGCTTATGAGGTTAAGGGGAATTTACGTTTTGCTCGAGACATTGAGACGTATTTATCAACTAAGAAAGATGGCATCAATCAGCTAAATGGTTTGGCACTATTATATATGGGACTACAAAGTGATTCAATTAATGCCTTGTTAAATTTTCTATATTACGGCATTAAAACGTCAGAAAGACCCAGCATGGATCAAATTGAAACAGCACTTGATAAGCTGCTAGAACAAGATGAGGAAGCGCTAGATGTGCTGTTTTTAAAAGCAGTAGGTGTCATGGAACTAAGCGGTTTTTTCGCAAAAACAAGAAAAACAGTAATGGAAAATTTGAAGAAGGAAGCCAGCAACAAAGAACTAGTAAAACAAATGGAACAAAAACGCAAGAAAGCCATTTCTCTACTCTCAAAATTATAGAAACTTGTTTTCAATATGGAGTAAGTTCTATCGATGATATTTTAGAATTAAGTGTTGCTGAATATGAAGCTGCAATTAAAGGAATGCAACTCAGAGTCATAGATAGTTATGAGATGATGGCTAAATCAGCTATGGCCAATCGCTATGCCCATCATGCAAAGCAAGCTAAGGAGCGTAAAATTTTCGATAAAGAAAAAGCTCTGAGAAGTCTAAGTGTAGGAAGTCATGAAAATAAACTCAATCCAAATTTAATCAGTAATGCAAGTCGTGCTTTGAAATACTATGAGGTGAAATTTATAGCAGATGCACAAGTATAAAAACTAGAAAGGAGGAACAGTATGGATATGAATTTATCTGGTATGTCAGGTAATTTAAATGATATCTTAGGAACTGTCGGACTTATTCAAGATGATTTTCCGCATTGTCAGGTACTATAGGGCAATTAATGGAACCGTTCGGAGCTGTCCATTCTGCGGTTGAAGATATTAAAAATTCTGCCGGTTCAATTGGGGATATTTTTAGTGGAGATATTGGAATTATCGATGGATTGTCAGGAGCATTTAGCGGTGTTGTCAGTAGTGCTGAGAATATATCAGGTGCTCTATCAGGTTTTTCGGAGATTAAAGGGACCTTTACAGATCTTCAAGAGATGTTGAGTGTGACGGGAGCAGATTTTAGTGATTTAGGCGGTTTAATGTCATCTATTCCCAAGCCAAATTTTTCAGCGATTTTACCTTTATTAAGCACGCTTGGGACTGGAGCAATGGCAGCAGCTGCAAGTGTCTGGGCATTAATTGCACCATTTTTGGCGATTGCATTGCCAATCATTGCAGTCGTTGCAGGAGTGGCATTGCTAATGAATCACTTAGGAATATTTTCAGATATTAGCAAAGTATTTAGTGGAGATATGTCATTAGGAGAATTTTTTATTACCTTAAAAGATAAATTGTTTGGTTTTGTTTCAGGGATTATTGAAGCAGTTCCACAAATTATAGAAAATGGAAAAAATTTAATTATAGGCTTTATTAAAGGGCTTTCCGAGAAGATTCCGGAAGTTATTCAATCTGGTATTGAAATGTTAACTAATTTTGTTAGTACAATCATTTCAGCAGTTCCAGGGTTAATTCAAGCAGGAATTACGCTATTAACAAATTTTATAAGTGGGTTAGTGACGATTATTCCGACTATTTTAGCGACAGCATTAAGTTTGATGGTTGGTTTTGTTGCGATGATTATTAGTGCAATTCCAAACTTGATTGCTGCAGGTATTCAGATTTTAATCGCTTTAATTGGAGGGATTACTTCTATGATTGGAAATTTATTGAAAATTGGTGGCGATTTTATTTCTACGATTATTTCAGGGATTGCAACTGTTATCGGGCAACTTAAAGATAAAGGTGCTGAAATATTCAACAAGTTAAAAGATGGTATTGTTGAAAAAATGGCAGGCATGTTGGATATCGGAAAAAATATTATTCAAGGTTTAATAGATGGTGTGGGAGCTATGAAAAATGCTGTGGTTAACAAAATTAAAGAAATTGGAAATAGTATGTTAGATGGAATTAAAGGTCTTTTTGGTATTAAATCACCTTCGAGAGTAATGAAAGGTATTGGAGGATATATGTCGATTGGATTAGCAAACGGGATTGAGAGTGAGTCTGATAAAGTTAAACGTGCTACTGATCATTTAGCAGAAGCAGCAATGATAGATCCAAAAGATCTTAAAATGAAGATGTCAGATATGCGCAGCTTATCTAAACCTTTGTCTTTTTCAAATATGATTGATACTCAAGGGTTAGAGGCAAGCAATAGTAACCGTAAAATGATTAGCAATCAGCAAACGATTCAATTTAATCAGCCTATTGCACGACCTTCTGAATTGCTGCGTAAAATGCGTCAAGCGAATCAAGAAATGGGGTGGAACATGTAGTGGAGTGTGAAATTTATAATCAAGTACTTGGTCAAAAATTAATGATTAAGGACTATATAACTGAAACTTTTGCCACTGATGGCAATCCGAAAGGGAACTATTTTTTATTAAAACTAGATGGATTGGGTGAAGTTCAAGCAGATCGACATACGATGGATGCTCATGGAGACGGAAGTATCTATATCAATTCTAATTTGGCAGAGCGAGAACTTCAAATCGAATTAGTTATTTTAGCTGATGAAAGTAAAAATATGGAAGAATTACGTCGAGAAATCAGTAAAATAGTCAATCCAAAAGCTGGTTTACTAGAATTAAGATATAAAGAAGAGCAAAAGACGTATCGAATCAATGTTGCTAGTGACCATGTTCCAACCTTTACAACTGAAGATTATTTAGGAAAAAAAAGACAACGAGTGACACTAACATTAGTTGCCTCAGATCCTTTCTGGTATGCAGAAAATTCTGAGGTTCATTATTTATCTAATTGGCAACCCAATTTAGATTGGGAGCTAGAATTTCCATTAACTGAAAATAAAGACTTAGGTATCGAGTTAGAAACCTTTCTAAAAGATGGACTAGTTACCTTAGAAAATGATGGTGATGAGTTCACGGGTGCAATTTTTTTGTTAAGCGCTAGTGGTGATGTGTTGAATCCTGAAATCATTCGTATCATGCCAGATGGGTCAAGTACGCAGAAAATGAAATTACTGACGAGTATGAAAGCTGGTGATAGAATCCGAATTTCAACTATTTCGGGTCAAAAACGAGTTGAAAAGTGGTCAGATGATAGGCAAATATGGCTAAATATTTTTAATACATTAACTATGGATAGTACTTTTATACAATTAGATGTTGGAGAGAATTATCTACGTTCTACAGCCGCGACTCATAGCGATCAATTAGAAATTAAGGTTCAGTATGAATCACGTTACGTGGGGGTATAAATATGATTTTATGGGTATTAAATCAAGAGTTGGAGCGTATTAATGGAATTGAACAATTTAGTAGTTTTATTCTAACAAAGCGATATTCAGTACCAAGTGAATTTGAGTTACATCTGCCAATGACGGAAGAAAATCTGCAATTAATTCAAGATAATCAATTATCATTAGGAAATATTTTAATGAAAGAGTCAGAATTAGTTGGTTATTTAATTGAAGAAATGAATTCAAATTTTGAAAAAAATGGTGGAGAGATTGTTATAAAAGGGCGCGATTTAAGGGTTTATTTAGATCGAAGGATTATTCTAGGTGAAAAAGCTTATTTTGGAACACCTCAAAAATTAATACATGATTGGTTGGAGAGTTGTGTCATAAACCCTAAAGATAATCAACGCAAAATGAAGCAGTTTAAATTGGGCGATTTTCCAGATTCGACCCGAAAAATGTCGGTGGAATTAAAATATACAAATTTATTAGAATCTATTTCAACGTTGTGCCAAGAATTAGAATGGGGTTTTTCTGTTGAGATAGAATTGAGTACTAAGCAATTAGTTCTAACCATATATGAAGGTGTAGATCGTACTAATGGCCAATCAAAAAACACAAAAGTTTTATTTTCACATGATTTTGAAAACATTTTAACCCAATCAGTTATAGTTAATAATTTGAATTTAAAAACGACAGCTTTAGTAGAATCGCAATGGGAAGAGCAGAAATATTTATTAGAAGTAGCAAATTCCACATCAGACATTTTGCGAAGAGAAATCTATGTTGATGCTAAAAATATTGGACAATCTACTGAAGAAGATAAATTAACTGAAACGCAACAAAAAGAGTTAGTCAAACAAGTAGGAACGAACGAGTTGTTAGACTTCCAGATCATTCAAACTGTTGAAGCAGATGTTGTAATGAATGGTTCTACTCGTTATCAAGAGGACTTCATGTTAGGTGATCGAGTCACAATTCTATCAGAGAGTTTAGGATTAGAACTAGATACAAGGATTGAGACTGTGGAAGAAGTTTACGAAGAACGAGGATTGGAAATTCGATTGTCATTCGGCAATCAAGTACCGACATTGGTTGATAAAATTAGAAAGAAAGTGAAGTGATTGAGAGATGGAACAAGGCTTATTTTTCCCTTCTAAAAACGGGGATCGTAAATACAAAGCAAGTGATTTTACAGGCTATTTTTCCCATTTATTTTCAAACGGTGTATTTAGTAATAATAGTGAAAATTTACAGGTACTAGCTTCTAAAACAAATGGATTAGCAGTAGTAGTTGGAGCTGGTTATGGAAATATTAACGGTTATCTGTATCAATTGACAGAAGCTAAAACGATTGTCTTTAAAGTAGCCGATGTTTCTGGAACGGCTAAAAAAGGTGCAGTTGTCTTACGAATGGATTTAAATGAACGTTTAATGAGTGTGGAGACAAAAGGAACGACTGAGTTGACGCGAACAAATTCGATTTATGAATTGATGTTAGCAGAAGTAGCGATTCCTGGTGGTGGTTTGCCAATTACTCAGAGCATGATCAAGGATACGAGAGGGAATGGTGAATTATGTGGATATGTTAGTTCGCTAATTGATATTGATCCAACAACTTTATGGCTACAGTTCGAAGCAGACTGGAAAAAATGGTTAGAAGATATTAAAGATTTAATCGATGAAAATGAAGCTGCTAAATTAGCATTAGCTATTGATGAATTGAAAAAAAACTTAAACACGCATCTAAGTAATGAAAGTATCCATATTACAAATGTGGAACGAACAAATTGGAATAATAAAGCAGCAGCTTTACACAGCCACTCAATTAGTCAAATTACTAATTTACAAACAGAATTAAATCAAAAAGAAGCTAAAGTTAGTGATTCTGGTTGGATAAAAGCGATAACTTCTGGAGTGACGCATAATGCCAATCAACCATTTTCTTACCGTAAAATTGGGAATAGAGTTGAGTTTCGTGGTGGTGGTAATTTTCCAATTGCAGGTGGTTATACCTTTTTGATTATGCCGAGTGGTTTTTATCCAAGTCAAGAATATAGAGCGTCAGCTACAGTACAAGATAGTGATACAACGAAAAAATTTATTTTCCAAGTATTAACAAATGGAACTTGTAAGATAATTCATAATACGGTTTCTTCAAATATAGTTTGGATGGATGGGCAACACTATTATGTTGATTAA